AGTCAATCCTGTACTTAAACAAAACTATTCCTCGTTTGTTTATGCCTTTTCAGATGAAATTATGAAGAGACAAGATTGGTATGCGTTCGGTAAGAATCCAAAACAAATTGCCGAGCGAGTTGTTGATGTATGCATTGAAGCCGCTAAGGTCATTAAAACTGATCTCAGTCGTTTCGATGGTCGTGTTTCGAAGGTTTTAAGACTTTTGGAAGACGCCGCTATGCAGCGATTCTTTGCAGAACAGTATCATGATCAACTAACTGAGTTGATGTTAGGACACAGAGATCAAAGAGCTTTTAGTAAGTTCTGTGTAGAATACTTCACGCTTCTAACCAGGTTGTCTGGGGGAGCGGACACAGCTGACTTTAATTCCATGGATAATGCATTTATGGCATACGTCACCATTAGGACAACTAAATACAATGGTGATTATCCTACTCCCGAACAAGCTTTTCAACGCTTGGGAATATACGGTGGAGATGATGGATTAACAGCTGATGTTGAGGTTGAACATTACACAGAAGTTTGCGCCACTGTTGGACAGGTATTAGAAGCTGAAGCCGTTGCTCGACATGAGAAAGGTGTAGTTTTCTTGAGTCGTCAATACTCACCTTATGTTTGGGAAGGAGATGCTGATAGTTGTTGCGATGTTCCAAGAGCATTACAACACCTCCCCCTCACAACAGCTTTACCATCACGGATTACACCATTCGACAAATTGTGCCAGAAGACAAATAATCTAGCACTTACTGACTTGAACACACCTATAATTGGACCCCTCTGTAGAGCCGTTGTTGAAGGATCTTTCATTTCCATCCAATCTGACCAATATTCAGATTCATGGTGGGCTTTGTTTGATTCTGGAGTACAATGGCCCAATGAGGATAGAGGTTGGATGCATGATTATGTAGAAAGCGTCCTTCCGAACTTCGATTATAATGTGTTCCATGCTCATTTACAACTAGTTAGGAAAGACGCTAGTTATGCTCTGAAATTCCCATTGTGTGTTTCACACCTTGGTTCCACCCCTAAATCTCATAGGCTTGACGTGGTTGTTAATGGTGACATCGTGCCAGGTAACAAGGACCTAGTAACTGTGAGCCCCATTATCCCACCCGACTGCAAATGTACTGATAAATTATGTACTAAGAATCATCCAGTCGTTCCTGTGGTCAACTCATCTTCATCCACTGCTATGTCGATTGACGACTATGCTACTGTTGTTAAGAAGATGAATGAATTGAAGGTTGGTTCCAAGAAGGTGTCTAAACCAGATAGCGAGAAGATTTGCACACAATTCTCGCAGACTGGAACTTGCAAGTTCAGGAAATGCAAGTATCGACACGTCTCATCTTCAAAAGATGAGGCCAAGTAATGTGCTGATAGGTTATCAAGATGTACCGGGGGGCCTTGTTACTCCGGAACGATCGAACCATAGTTGTTTTTACATCTTGAGTTG